TCAAAAGGCAAATAAGTTGTCGAATTTAACGGAACGTCTAAAACTATTTCAAAATTCCTTGCTTCATAATTGCCGTGAAATTGTGAAGGTGTAGATTTCATTATGTAGTAAATGAATCTATTAGCACTGCCGTTACGACTTCTTAAAGTACCTTTAAACTTTACATTAACGTTGATGTTTGATATTTGTCTTTGTGCAATTAGTAATTTAGTGGACTGTCCTTCGGGTGCATTTTGATACGAGAATCCACCCGCTATGTGTTGAGCAAAAGTCATTTCTCTATTTACTCCATCTAAAGGATGAAATAAGACATCACAAAACGGAGTTATAGTATTATGTATCTGACTATCATTAATTTGTCTGTTCAATGAAATAGTATAGAACCTACCTATGCCCATAGCTGTATAATTGCCAAAGGTTCTACTCCAACTACTGCTATTTGTTAACGGTTGCGCTTTGCGTAAAAAATCAATGCTTTCACATGCTGTTATCGGTTCGTTTTTGGCATTAACAGTTCCGAATAAATTAAACTTATCGTCTAATCTACGTTTAAGGTTAGCTACTTTATTTTGTTGGATTAATTTAGTGGCTACAAAAGTGTATCCGTCTGTAATTCCTTTATCGGTAAAATCTAATTGTTGTCTATTAAATTCAACACCCGCTTTTTTTAGTATAAAGTTAACTTTTAGTTGAAAGCCTTTTTGTTTGTAACCCGCTAAAAGCCATTGTAAGCCGTAATCAAGTAAATCAGAAGTGTCCCCTAATAAATTAATAGTTTGGGTAATTATTGAAGCACCACCGAAAGCATCAATAAACGTAAGTTTGTCAACTGCTCCATAATCTATTGAACGTGCGTACCTTTTACTTTCTTGTTTGTTCACAAAGTTTGCACTATCCCACCCGATAGGTTCTACAATTTGATATTCGGTAGGATAACCTGCTAAATCAAATGATAGGAAAAAAGTAAATTCGTTATTGTCAATCGGATTATTCATTTATACTGATTTTCCTTTAAATTCAACTCTATTATTCATACGCTCAATAGTCTGTCTGCCATAATTAACATACTCTTTTATGCCGTTTCTATCAATGCTAACGTTTGATGTTTCTTTGTTATTTATAGCATTGATTACTGGCGTAAAGTCGATAGTGTTGTTTAATTCAACTTTAGGACTTGAAATGTTATTGCCAGTTAAGATATTATTCAAATCGTTGTTAAACATTAAGTAATCCATTGTTTCCGAAGCCGTATAAACTTTAGTTCCTTTAGGAGCATTTACTTTTACATTTCTACCGTCATAGATTTTCTTTTTACCGTCGGGAGTTTCTACAATTTCTTTGTAGTTACTTCCTTTTTGGTCATTGATAATCATATCCCCGCCTATGTGGTTGTCAGTACCTTGCCAGTACGCTGGAGCTTGTTGTGAAGAAACCAAAGCTAATTGTACTGCTCCAATAACCCCAACCGCAACTGATAAAGGAATATTTGGCAATGCTGCAACAATTGCTTGTGCTGTATCAAGTACTATATTAAACATCGCTTGTTTTTTCTTCGCTTGAAATTCTCGGTTTTTAATTTCTTTTTGACGAGCCTCGTATTGTCTTTCTATTTCTTCTCTTGCACTTGCGCTTTCCCCTGCAAACATAATAGCAATATCTCTTTGGCGTTCCAAATTAGCGTATTCATTAGCAAAGTGTGCGTTTGATGCTTCTGCCATAAAGTTAAAAGCCTCTTGTGTTATTTCAGCCATAGCCGTAAATGTAACCTGCCAATTTGTACCAAATCCCTCTATTTCATCGTTTAATGCTTTAAATAAAGTAGGCAATCCTGCATTACTAAAGAAACCCTCTGAAAACTGTTTTAGAAAGTCTTTCATTCCGTCGGTTAGCTCTTTTGTCTTATCCGAAGTATCCGCCATATTTCTATTAAGGCGTAAAAATTCATCACTACCAGCTTTTGCACTATCAGCTAAAGCGTTAGTGTTTGTAAATTCATCTATTAACTTTTGGTAATAAATAACTTGGTCGTTTAACATTTTATATTCCTGCGTACCTTTTGATGCTTCATCGCGTTGTTTTGTAAAAGCATCACGTAAGGCTATTATCTTAGGAAGTAAGCCACCATACTCTATATTTAGCATTTTTATAGCCTCTATTTCTTCTCTTTTATCCTCTGTTGCTCCTTTATCTCCAGTTCTCTTTGCATCTAAATATTGCGAATAATTATTATAAAGCTTAAGCAGATTATCTATTTCCTCTTGAGCATTTTTCTTATCTTGTTCAGCTTTTCTGATTCCTAAATCATTCAATAAGTTTATGCTTTTAATTGCTTCTTGGCGTGTCATTCCTAAAGCCATTTGAGCCTTTATAGATTTTTCATCTATTGATGCTTTGTTTATTTCAGCTTCATTAATAACAATCATTGCGTCAGCCACCTTTTTGTAAGCCTCTGATATTTTATCTTGTAATGCAATTGCTATTCCTCTTTTAAGTAAAGCATCGTTTAACCTTTCTTCTGTATCCGCTGTTTTTCCAGCTAATATGTCTTGGTCTGATAAGTTTTTTAAATAATCAGGATAAGCCTTTCTTAAATCTTCAATATATTTTTTTCTATCTGCTAAAGGGATATTTTGATTTCTTGCGTTTTCAAACAATATTTTAGCATTGGATATTTCTTGTGATGCCGTGTCGCGCATAGTATCTAAATAATCTTGCTCGGCTTTGTTTTTCTTTTCAATAGCCTCTTTAGCTTTTTCATCGGCTTTTGCTTTTGCTTTTGTATTGAAAATAGCATCTACTATTTCGTCTCCGAAAACAGTAAGTAAAGTAACTCCAACACTCATAGCAGTTCCCCAAGTTAGAAACGAATTTGTGATGCTTTTAAATAAACTTGGGACTTGTTGTCCTTGCGCTTTTAATGCTGCTAATTCATTTTTAGTTTGAGTTATTGCGTCAAAAAATATAGGTAAGTTATTTGATATTGCCATAAATCCAGTTTGTACTGAATTTGCAAACGCTGGCATCTCACGAGTTAATTGATTAATAGAATTATTTAAAGGGCTAAAGCCACTTGCATAATTCCCTACATTACGTTGGTATTTACCCATAGAAGCATCAACAGCCTTTAATGTAGCGTCGTATTTCTGTATTTTCGCGCTTAAAAATTCATATCTTTTAGCCTCCGAATCTGTTAATTTTCCGCTTAATTCTTTTTGTACTGCTAAATTTTTATATTCTGCTGATAGAATATTTAATTTAGCTTGTACTTTGTTGTAAAGATTTTGAGAGGCTAACAATTTAGCCTGTTCTCTATCTAAAGCCTTATTTTTACGCTCAATAGACGCTTCAACCCTATTGTTACTTAATATAACATTATTGTTGCTTATTGTTGTCTTATTTTGAGCTTGGGTGTATTTCTCTAATTCAATTTGAAGTTTAGCAATTTTAACCGCTTGAGCGTCATAATCAGCAGTTAACTTTTTAATAGCGCTATCCGAACCGCTTGGAGTTTTAATGCTAATCATATTTGAATTAACTTCTTTAACCCCTGCAATAGTTTTTACAATTTCGCTGTTTAACGCTTGTAAATCTTTTAAAGCACTTGGACTTAAAACTTCTATAAATTCACTCATTACGCTACTTTTTTCTTATTTTGTTCTGCTACTTTTTTTGCTTGTTTTTCGTAAGCGATGTACTTATCTAACATAATACCATCGTTGACATTACGCCCTAAAACCTGCTCAATGTTTACTATTTGCTCTTCATAATCAAACGCCTTACTTTGGCTCTTTTTAGTCATTGCTTCAAAGTTGATTTTAGCTACTGATAAATCGTTGTTTATAATCCCTATTTCAATACCTAAAACTCTCTCAACCTCATCGATAAACGGCACGTCTTTATTAATTACAATACCATATCCTTTTTTAACCGCATCAATGAAATCTAACCGCATTTGCTCGGTTGTTTTGTTGTAGTAGTAAAAATGTAACGCTTGTTTTAAATACGCTATCTTATACTCTAAAAACGCTATTTCTTTTGTTAGTGCTAAATACTCATTAGCTTCGGCATTATCTGACTTAATAAAAAACTCATCGTAAATAGAAATGAATATTTGCTCCAGTCCCTTTTCTCTTGGCTTTGGCTTTAAGTTTTGATAGTTCTTATCGTGTAATATCGAGAAGAAAACTTTTGCGGGCGTGTTTGATATATTATTGTATTTAGGCAATTTTATAATCTTTTTTAATAATGTAAACTAACGTATTTTTATAAATATCTGTTTCTCTTTTTCGGAAAGTATTTTCGTTTAACCCTAAAATATCTTTTCCGTATTTACCGACTAAATTATATCGGTCAAACATACCAAATATAAACGCTCTCGGCTGATTACCTTTGTGAACGAATAAACTATTAGCCGTTTGACGAGTTAACAATAAATCAACGTAACCATTAGCACGTGGATTAATTTGGTCTTTGAAAATAGCGTATTCAGCACTTCTGTATGTACCTATCTTTTCGCCATTAGGTCTGATACCCAATTCCCACTCATTTACCTTTTCTTCTTTTAGTCTTTTTTGGTCGCTCAATACTATTTGTGATACTATCTGCTCCAACTTCGATTGGTTGAGTAGTGGTTGTAATCTCTTTTGGTATTCCGTTGGTGACATCCTTTTTGTTTTTACCACAATCTAAACATTTACACTCTTTAGTAATCTTTGGGTTGTTTACAAACTCATCGATTAACTGTAAATCTGTCTGCTTTGTGTATTTTAAAATCCATTCCTTTTTTTGTTCTTTGCATAACTTTAACCATTGTTCTGCACAACCCCCAAATATATGCTTACCAAATATTTCCATAGTACTTTAGTTTAAATCAAAAATGCAACCCTTATAGAGTTGCATTTCATCCTTGTTTCTACAAATATAGTTATTTATAATCAATATAAATAATAAATTTGAATTATTTACGCTACTGGCGTAATTGCTGGTGTAGTTCCTTTGTAGTATTTAGTACCAATTAAGGCTACATCAACACTATTTACACTATCATACAACTGTACAACTAAACTTTGAGCCGTTGTTAGTGTTGTTGTTGGTGTGAAACTCCATTCTTCAGTAGTTGAGTTATAACTCAAAGATAAAGCCGTAATTGTATCAGTAACTCCGTCGATTGTAAATTTAAGGTTTGCAATAGCAATACCTCCTAAATTAACCGCTCTGTTAATGTCAAATTTAGCTTTAAACCATACTTTTGCACTTGATACATCAGCACGTCCTGTCATGTAAATATCCGTAATAGGAAACAAGTCCGTATTTGGATTGAAGTCTAAAACTGATACATCCAACAAAGCTACATCTCTATTGAATTGTACTTCGTTAATCAACTGTAAAGTAGTTGTAACACTTGCGCTAACACTACCATCAGTAAACATATAAGTACCGTTATTCAACATACCCAAATCGAAACCGCTAAATACCGTTCCGTTTGTTGCTCCCGCTACTGCACCTGAACTAAATACAAACAATACATCAAAAGCTTGGAATGAGTTGTAAGTGTATAAAGCACTCGCAAATTTCCAACCGCCTTTAAGGAATTTAAACGTATATTGTGGCAATCCGTTACGAACAACCGAAGTAATACCACCTTGATACTCTTCCGTAGTTGCTTCAGGTGTATTATTCACAGCCTCAACTGCTCCCAATACTGGGACAAATAACCCTTGTTGTATTTGGTCGTTTACATAGTCTAAATCGAAAGTGTCCGAAGTAAGATTGATATTCCAACCTTTAGGCACAATGATAAAACCAGTCAAACGCCCCTCTTGTATAATACAATCAGGTAAGCCTAAATTCTTGCGTTCGGTAACGCAGTCTTTTGTGTTAATTAAAACAGCCATATTTTTTTATTTTTAAATATTAAAATTGAATTTTGTTAATACAACTCGACAAACCGCTAAATGTTATTTCAGCTTCTAAAACAATAGCATTGCATATATAAACCAAACTTTCGCTTTCAGTACGCATCGAATAGTTTTTTACTCTTTGCGTTTTAAAATTATAGTCTGAATATCTGCTTATACCGCTTTGTGTTAATGCTGTCAATAAATTATCGGCAATCGGTTGTAATATTAACTTGTAATCGTATTCGTGTTGGTATGGATTAAACTCGCTTGGCTTTTGGCTTTCGTGCAAAATAACTATCCTAGAAAATCTGCTAACGCTTGGTTCTCTTAAATTATTGCTATCTTGACCCTCAACTAACCAAATTAATGGAAAGTTTTGATTACCAGCTAACGTTAAATAATTTGCCAAAACAGTTTCTGTTCCCCAATTAAAGCTAACAGATTTCGTAGCACTACCAACTGTAACATCAGGAAGCAACTCTATTAATCTAGCTAATTGGTCTTCAAAAACTATCATATTCCAAAAGAGTTTTGAGTATCGTAAGTTTTAAAATTAGTCATTACTAAATCGGGGAAATCAGTTGCTTTGTCAGTCATATACTGATATAAGCTAACCTCAACACCGCTATTGCAACCGAACCAATCTATAAACAAACCGTCAAAATACACGTTAGGAAATTCCAAATAACCACCTTGATATTTTTCTGCAAAGTTTTGGTTTGCATTTGCTATTTTATAAGCGGGTGTAACTAAAGTTGATTTTTCGGGTTTCCCTTGAGTATTTCCAATACCAGTTAAATGTTCGTTAGTTTGAGTTATAAATACTTCGTAAATCTTGTAGGCTATTAGTGAATAATCACTATCTAAACCCTCCCAAATTTTACCATCGTATTCATCTCCCTCAACTAACTTTTTATAAGAAGCGTATAGCGGATTGTTAATGTCCGCTAACGCTAATTGTAAAGTGTTATAAGTTGTTAAACCTAATGCGTTTAATAAAATTGACTTCTCTACTTTAATACACAAATTGGTTAATGCTTCGTTTGAGTTAGGAGTTTCAATAGTTGGGTTAGCAACTAAATTAACAACGCTCAAAGGAATGTTTAACTCATTTGCTTTTTGAAATTTAGATATGTCAATAATTTGTGGCATTATTTTTCTTCTTTCGGTTTAACTTCTTTTACCTTTTTGTCTTTATACAAATGAGCATCTTCTTTAGCTACTCTTGTAGTTTTACCATTGTAGGTTACTTCTACTGTTGTATCTGCTAAATGTCCCATTACGGTTTAGTTAAAGCTGTAATAGCATCACTAAAGTCACCATAAACGAATGCCCCGTAGTGATTAGATTTTACTCTTTGTACCAATCTAGCTTCAGCTAATATAGTAACTAAGTTTTTAGTGAAATCATCATTTTCGTAACCTACATTGATAGTCAATCCCTCTTTGAAACGTACTCCAGCTTTGCTAAAGTCTCCAACTAAGAATTTATCAATTGTAACTCCCGTGTTTGCAACAACTCTAATCCCCGAAACAATAGAACCGTCAACCGCAGCGAAAGGAGGCATAATATATTGACCTGTGCTGTCTTTAGACAACTCCATGCTTGTAACATCCGTTGGGTGCATTACAATATAAGTAGGCTCAAACAAGTTAACTCTTACCTGGTTAATAGCCGTTCTTAATACATCCCATTTAGTTGGTGTTGGAATAGCTAATGCAAAAGCACCAGCAGCCCAAGCTGTAGCGTTAGTTGTGATGCCTGTTAAATTAACAGTTAAACCATTTCCATTTAGCAATTGGTCATCAATTTTCAAGTTGATTAACTCTGTCAATTCTTGGTCAATTTCTGAACGCATTAACTCAACATCATCTAACATCTCTTTTGTTATTTTGATGTAAGCCGTTACTTTTTTAACGTTAGCTGAAGCAACTACTAAATCAAAATCTGCTTGTGATTTAGCTGCTCCCTCTGCTGTCATTGCAGCTCCACCGTCAGCATTTTTCTGCTCAACCCATTCCCAAACGTTTGACATAATTGTACCAACGTTGACCAATTGCAAAATAAAAGGGTTACGTCTTACAATACGTGTAATTCCGCTTTCTCTTTCTGCTTGTGGTATTTGTCCTGTGATGTTTGTGCTTTCTGCCATTGTACCCGCAGCCTTTAAAGTAATCTGAACACTTGCGCCCGATTTCTCTTTCATTGCTTTAAGTTCTTCTGACTTAGCTTTTAAAAGCGTTCCTAAGCTTTCAGGCACGTTGTTGGTTGTGCTTTTAGTTTCAATTTCTAAAACTGTTAAAGCTAATTGTTCAACTTTATCTTTTAAAGCTGTTACATCGTTACCTGCTGTTTCCAAAGCAGAAACTTTTGATAAAATTTCGATAAATTCTGCTTTAGTTGCAGAACCCTCGATTAAACTATCCAAATATTCTGTATGAATTTCGGCTTGTTTACTCGCTTCCATTGTTTTGAAAGCATCTTCTGTTATGCCTTTCGACACTAAAAATTGTTTAAATTTCATTTCTTTTAATTTAATAATCCTGAATAATAACTTTTGTTCTCTGTTTGAGTGACCCCTGTCGGCTCATTATCTAAAGTGTCTTTCGACGGCTCTAATTCTTCTTTTGTTTCAAGTGTTGGCGTTGCTGAATTACTACCCATTACAACCGCACTACCCTCAACTATTTTTGCTTCTTTGACTACCCAAAAATAACCGCGCTCATCTGCTGTTTCTTTATTGGCTATAATTGGATAAAACTCATCCCACAATGCTTTATATTCTTTATCGTATTCAGCCTCTGTGTTAATAGCCAATTCCATTTGGACATATCGCATTCCTACTGAATGGTTTTTAACCCATCCGTTAGCATATTGATTAAGCATAAATTCATTACGTTTTTTATCAATAGTGCTTTCAAATATTAAAGCATCGGTACTACCTTGATAAGAAAAACCTAAAGACTTCCAGCTCATAGTTTTTACATATCCTTTTGCTGAATCACTAATGACTTTATCGAACTCTCTTTCGTGTTCCTGTAGATGTAAAAATGAAACATTATCTTTTATAGACTTATTCCAAATACCTTTTACGTGTACGTCTCCGTGACTATCTAAAAAATTAGTTGTGTTGATTACTATTTTTACATTTAATTGGCTTAAATCAGCTATTTGACCTATTACGTCTTCTTTATTGGTGTCAATCTTTACTGTAGTATCAATATAACCACAAGAAACTGCATCAGCATTTTTAGTTGATGATTTCTTTAATGAAATTAATTGTTTTTTATTTGCAACCAATGCTTTAAAAAGTTCTTCTTTAGTAGAAAACTCTTTGTCCGGAAACTCTAATACTTTTATCATTTTCTAACTATTTTATCAGTTGATAGTATTTTTTTCTTTTGTTCTAAAGACTGTCTTAATCCATTAGGCAAATCTTTTTTCTCCAACTGTTTGTTTATCTCTGTTAATGTTAGCTTCGTACTCATAGCCCTAATTTTAATTTAAAACTATCGCTCATTTCTTTTGCTTGTTTAGCATCTAAAGTTAAATTCTCTAAACCTAACTTAATAGCATTTTGCATTTCAGTAAATGATTTAATCTTATCGTTTACTACTGGTTGCATAACCGCTAAATGGTCATAACTCGCTACAAGTCTCTCGCCTTTTTCATATAATCCCCATTGTTGATTGAATGAGTTCATTGTATTTTTAGCCGTAGTGTGTATTGAATTTTGAATGTATGATATAATGCCTTGACTTTGATTATCAAACGTGCTGTCTTTAGCGAAGTAGTTTAAAACGTTCTTGTTCATTTCAAAAGCTAACAAGCATTTATTAGCATCGTCTGCGAATTGTTCGTCTAAATACAACTGCTTCATATTGGTAACTAAATGCTGAACGTCAACGCTTCCTTGATTTGTAAGCAACAAAGAATTTCTCGCTATTGACTTTTCAATGTTTTGTCTATCTGTTGGCTGTAGTTGTGATTCATTACCAGTTCCAGTATTCTTACCAATGTATTTAGCAGACATTTGCAAATTGGTATTCTTACTCTTTACATTTTCATCGATGTTACAAAGCACTTTCTTAATACCCTCAATTCTGCTTTTAGATTGAAAGAATTGATTGTTGCTCAATCCGTTTGACAAGTCATATAATGGAATTAAATCGCTTAACCTTAAATTGTAAACCGTATCATCTAAAGTATATTTGATTTGTCTTTCCCCAAATGCTTTTTTATCCTTTTCAGTTACTATGAATTTATTAACCTTATGAGCATTGTTTAATTCAATATCGCTTGGTATTAAATTATAAATAGCTTTCGGCAGTTCATTTGTAAAGGCTTTAATTTGATAAACAAAGTCAGTCCCTGCTACTGACAGAAACCACATTTGCTGAAAAAAGAAATCTTCTTTTGATTGAAAGTAATTAGGATTGTTTAGTAAAGCTATGTAAGGACTATTTTCAACCAATACATCGCCTTTGTAATGCTTTATTTCCATTTGCGAATACAAACGTGAACGCAAAGCAATAATAGTCATTAAAACGATGTTTTCGTGTGACCATTTTAAGTATTGGTCTGAATAGGCAAAAGTATTGCCACCGTCTAAAAAAGTATAAGAGAACTGCCCCGCTCGATTACGCTCGACACGAAATAGTTCTCTACCTAAAAAGCTAACTGATTTTGTTACCATTAAATTAATCTCTGCTTCACAGCGTTAATTATTGACAAATATAACTATTTTATTTAGAATTGATATAAATAAGTAATTATTTTTAATTAAGTTAAATAATTCCTTTTGCTATACCATTTAATAACATATTTAGAAGCGTCGATTAAATCCTCTCTACTATCTTCGGGGATGTCTAAAACCTCGCCATTGTGTGTTTTCCATTGATAGTTTTCGTAGTTTTCTTCTAAATTAGTACTTGTTTCAGTATAATAAATAATTGATTTCTGCATTGTTTCAATAGCTGATACAACAGAACCTTGACCTTTTTCAGCAAAGATTACATTATATCCAGCGTTTTTTAGTTTTCTACCCTCGCTTAAATTTAATTCATTACCGCTATCGCAAACTATTTGGATATGCTTTTCTATTTGCATCTTTTCAAACTCTTCTGATAAAGTTCCGTTGATATTCTTTAAAGGTTTGTAAAGTCTTTCGTGTAGAAAGTAAGAACCGTCTTTGTCAGTTTTCATTTCTACCAATGCTGTAGGTGCGCTCATTCCGAAATCTAAACCGTAGAATTTAGGGTATGGTAAATCGTTAAAGTCTTTGTTGGTTATCTTTTTCCAATTCTCAAAAATACGGTTGTCAACTATTCCGGTAATTCCTATTCCATAAATTCGCCATTTGTTACGCCAATAGTTAGACTTTGTATTTTCTTCTGTATCGTAGTCTTCAATATCGGGATTGTGATACGCTTTATTTTTATAATCTAATATTGTTTTTAACTCTTCTTCAGATAAAAACTCATTATCTTTATAGGTTAGACAAATATAATCGCAATCGGGTTCGGTTATTACTTCGGTATGCGCCCAAAATCTTTTATTAGGATTGTAGTCAAGTATCTT